CAGTCCCATCGCCTCCCCTCCTGCCAGCTTCCTGGCCGCCCGCTGCACCGCGAGGTCGATCCGCTGCTGCGCGAACGGCGTGACCTTCTCGGCCCCCTGCCGCATGTAGAAGCGGCCCCCGAAGTACCGCGTCCCCTCTTCGACGTACCGCGCGTAGTCGGCCTGCGCCGCCACCTCGATCTCGAAGTCGGGGTAGGTGGTGTTGAACGAGATCACGCCGATCGTCGACTTCAGCAGCCCGGTGTCGACCGGCACGTAGTCCATCGCCGCCTGCCGCGTCGCCTCGACGATCTGCACCCCGGCCGCCCGCATCTCGTAGCCGATCACCCGGTCGCTGTCCGCGAACCGCTCAGCCAGCGCACGCACCTCGCTCGTATCGACCTGAACGCTGCTCATGCCGACACCTGCACGCACGTCGTGCCCACCTGCACGCCCATGCTCCCCGGCTGGTCGACCTGCACGACCTCCCAGGTCACGCCGCCCACCACCACCCGGTCGCCACCCTGCACCACCGTCCCCACCGGGAAGGCGATCAGCGCCCGCCGGTCAGCTGGATCGATCGGCACGAAGCCCCCCGTTCCCGCCCCGGTCCCGGTCGGCGTCGTGACGGAGCAGGCGACGCTGGCGTGGATCGTCGACCAGCCCTGCGTGTACCCGCCCCGCCCGTCCGCCGTGTCGACCGCGCGCCGCACCGCCGCTGTCTCCTGGAAGGAGGCCTGCCGCTGTTTGCGGACCTGCGTCAGTTGCGCCGCCGTCATCGTCGCCATCAGTTCACCAGCACATCGATCAGCCGGTTTTCACCCTGCCGACCCTGGTACCCGACCGTCCCGACGACTTTCCGCTCCCACTCCTGCGCCATCGCCAGCAATGACTGGCGCCGGACGTCAGGATCGAAGCTCACGCCATCACCGCTGAACGACTCGCCCGGCGTCAGCTTGGCCGCCTTCACCCGGAACGCCGTCCCGATCGCCTTCGGCAACAGCCGCAGGAGATAGGTCGGCGTCCAGCTCGTCGTCCCCACGTTCTTCCACGTCACGCCGCCGTCATTCACCGTGGCGTTCAGTGCGGTCGGCCAGGTCGGCGCGCTGGTCCCGGTCGTCCCGGCCACCGTCGCTTCGTAGCGGTGCCCGTTGCGCGGCGCCACCGTCGCGCCCAGCAGCACCGCCGTCCCGCCAGCCCAGCCGACGTAGCGGTCGGGATCGTTCCCGGCCGCATCCGTCGTCGCGATCCGCGTCAGGCAGAGATCGAGGTCGGCGTCAGTCAACGCCGGGTCCTCGGCCGCCGCCGCCAGCAGCCGCAGCTCGGCCAGCGCCGCCGCCCGGTCGATCGTGGCGGGCGATACCGTCGTCACTAGAGGATCTCGTACTCGACGTAGGCGTTGCCGACCGCGCCAGCGATCGCGCCCGAAGCGGTCGAGATGGTCAGGAAGTGCCCGGCTGGCCAGCGCACCGTCGCCTTGCCGTTTGTGCCAGCATCCTTGAGGTTGCTCAGCACGCCAGCGGAAGCGGCAGACGCCCCGTCGATCAGGGTGTCGTACTTGGTGGTGGCCCCGGAGCCAACGCCCGCGTCAACGGTGCAGGCGCCGGACGAGGCGGTCGTGATGTCGAGGATAAGGCTCTTGATCACCACATCCGTCCCCTCGGGATTGGCAAGGGAGAGAATCGCGCCAGCGGTATCGGCCGCGGCAGAGAGCGCCTTCTTGTACGCCATTGCTTAGAGCTCCTTACTCGTCGACCGGGTGTCCCGGTCGTGTCGTTCACGCAGCCAGTCGATCACCGGCTGCCAGTTCGCCTTGACGAGCGCCGCCGCGGATGCGTCGCCCCGCAACTTCAGGTTCACCGCCCGCGCCCATTGCGCCCTGGCTTCGACCTGTCGCCGGTATTCGGTGGCCCGCGCTTCCTCGGCAGCGTTCGTCATGCCCTACTCCTAGGTGGTGTAGACGCCGATCGGGTAGCGGTTGGCCGCAGTCGACTGGAGCCGGTTGATTGGGTTCGGCACCGCGAACGCCACGCGCATCACCGCCCGCAACGCCACCATGTCCTGCTGGAAGAGGTTGTAGACAATGTTTCCGGCGTTGTCGGTGATCACGCCCTGGTCGGCGATGGTCACCGTGATGTCCTGCCGCATCGCGTAGACGATCTGGCTCCAGTCCCCGGCGAAGAGATGCGTTGCCGAGCTGTCGAACCCGCCATTGCGCGGGAAGATCAGCGGCACCCCGGCGATCCGGTAGTCGTTCGCCGCCTTCGGGTCCGGGAAGAAGATCGGCGCGCCGGTCGCCCCGTCGCGGAGACCGCGCAGGAGGGCCATCGCGCTGGTCGCGGCGATCACGCCGTTGACCATGTAGCCGTCGGCCTCGACCAACGACCAGACGCCACCGACGCCGAGCAGCTCGTCGTAGGTGTCGCCCGCGCCACCAGCGGAGACGTTGTTGCCCGCGGCCACGGCAGCGGCGCGGATCGCGGTCGGCCAGCTGGCGGGCTTGTTGGTCCCGAACAGCATCGCCGCGTCGATCGCCTTGCCGAACGCCTCGGCCAGCAGCGGCTGGATCTCGCCCCAGATGTTGTAGCTGGCGTCATCCACCACCGCCTGCGGCACCGGCACGATCACGGCCAGCTCCTCGGCGTTCAGGTAGACGTTGTCCCAGTTGACCTCACTGGTTTGCTTGGTCCCGGTGTCGCCGGTCACGAAGTAGGCCGAAGGCAGCGCCGAGACCACCGGAAGGCGGGTCTGCGCGCTCGGCATGTTCGGCAGGCGCCGCGCGACCTGCATCAGCGCCGACGCCTCGGTCGACGCCTGGATAATCTCGCGTGACGCGTCCTCGGGAATCAGCGCCTGCGCTTCGGTTCGGGAGATGATCGAGTTCGTAGGCATGTGTCGCTCCTGTCAGTCGATCGTTACCGTCGCTGCGTCAGTGCCCGCCGCAGCCAGTCCCCGTCCGGTTGTGGGCCACTGCCCATCCCCGCAGCCGTATCGGCTCTCGCGGGCGATTGCTTGAAGAGTTCGGGGAACTGCTGCCTGGCGGCCGTCAACACCTCGGCGGCATTGATCAATTCGCCATCGTCGTCATAGGTCAGGTCGGCCCGCACGAGCCGGAAGACCAGTTCTGGGTTCGGCGCCCCGGCTTTCGCCGCCAGCGCCTGCACCTGCTCGCGACCTGTCGCCTCCCGCGCCTTGGTCGCCACCGCTTCGTACCGCTTCTGCCATGCGTCACGCTCGGCAGCCAGCTTCTCCACGTCGCTCTTGCCCGCGTTCTCCAGCTCCGCCAATCGCTTGGCGGTCTCCTTGAGTTCGCGGTCCCGTTCCTTGCGCGCCAGCCGCTCTTTCTCAAGCGCCGACTTCAGCGCGCTGACGTCCTCGGCAGCCACCGGGGCCGCATCGGTCGCCTCGATCTCGGTCACCGGCGCGTCCTGCGCCTCGACCTGCTCGTCCACCTGATCCGGCATCCCGCCAGAACCTCCATCGCCCGCGTCCCGCAGGCACGCAAAAAAAGAACCGCCGGTGCCGATCGCCGCTGCGACCTGCTCCGGCGGCCCTTCCGTCCGCCGTTCTGTGGGTTGTGACCGTTAGTCTAGCACACTATCCGTCAGCACGCGCCGCCGCCTGCTCCTGCGCGTACTTGAACGACCCGGCAACGTAGGCGTCCCCCCACTCCGCACTCGGCTGCAACTTGGCGAAGTCGCGCAGCTCGACCTCCCCATTCCGGAACGCCTCCCCCGCCCGCTGCCCGATGATCCCGTCCTGCACCGTCGCGTCCTGCCGCGCCAGCCACTCCGATCCACTCTCCCGCGGGATCACCATGTCCTTCGAGTACCCGACACTGGCGCACCGGCAGTTATGCGTTACAATTCCTCTCGCTAAATACCAGCCAGTTTCGGTTTGGAGATTGTAGACGTGACCAGCGAATCCACGACGACGAACCTCGACCACGCGATCGCGGCGTATCTCTCTGGCGATGCTTACAAGAGCGCTTCCCGGGAGTTCAAAGTCGGCCAGAAGCAACTCCGTAATGCGCTCGTCACTCAGGGGCTCTGGCGATCCGCCGCCGAATCCCGCCAGATTGCCGCCCGGAAGATGGCTGCTACGCTGGTCTCCGCTAGCCCGATTGCTGACCGCACCGACGAGCTGGCGACGCTCTACCTCAATGGCATGTCGGTAAAGGCGCTTGCTGAACGCTACGGTGTTTCGCGCACGGTGATCAGTCATCGACTCTGGCATGCTGGCATCGAAGCTCGCAACCGATCCGAATCGATGCTGACACGTATGGCGCAGACGACTCCCGAAGAGCGACGGCGTCTCGCTTCCGCTGCGCATGCCGCCACCAGAGGTCGAGTCGTCTCCGAGGCGGAGAAGATCAAGCGCGCCAAGACCAGACAAGAGCGCGGTACCCATACCTCCAAACAGGAGCTGCTCCTGGCCGGATGGCTTCGCGACCGTGGCGTTGAAGCGATCCCCCAGTTTGCGATCGGTCCGTACAACGCTGACCTCGGAACCGAAGCCGTCGCCGTGGAAATCTATGGCGGTGGTTGGCACAGTGCTGGCGACCACGCCCAACGCTCCCCGCAGCGATTCCGCTACCTCCTCGATCGGGGCCTCACGATCGTAGTGATCTGGACCGACAAGCGGCGCTACCCGCTCGGGATCGAGGCCGCCGATTACGTCGCTGCCCTCATCAAGCAAGCCAGCGGCGATCCATCCATGCGGGGTAAGTACTGGGTGATTCGGGGTGACGGACAGGAAGTTGCCGCTGGCGAAACGGATGTCGATCACCTCACCCTCAAACCAGCGAACAGTCGACGCAATCGCACGAGGTCCTGACACCTCGATCCCAGCCGGGAAGCAGTTCACATGGGCTGGCATGAACGTCTCGGTC